CGCTAGCATCTCTACCGCTTGTGCTTTTGCACTCAGAAGACCCTCTGGGATTTGCGGATATATGACAGCGACTCGGCAGTCGATACGGTGATACCTCGGATGGCCTCTCCGTGCATTGCGCACCTAATGATCAGGAAGTGGAGAGGTGGCCGCCAGAAGCGGCCTCGATGACGTAGCAAGTGGGACACAGATTGGTAACTCAGCCGCACCCTGCGAGCGTCTCAAGCCGCTGTAAATGAGGAGAGCCAATAACATAAACCAATCAAAAACATGACTGAAAAAAACGAAAGTTTTATCCGTTACGTTGTGGTCACAAGCCACGGCTTTTGGGGTCGATCCTCAAACCTGTTGGAGGCATTGGAAAATGCCAGAGTCAAATCGTTCTACAACTTGAACACCAAGAAGGACGATACTCACAAGGCATACGTCTATCGTATCGAACTCGACCCTGTCGAGAGCCGATGGACAGAGGAAACCAAGGCCGAGCTGAAACGATGCCGAACCACCCTCAGAGGGTATGAGGTCGGCGATCTGATCGAGCCTTGGGTCAATGACTGGGGGGCAGTAACGTCTTGGGGTGCCAAGGGTGACGAACCCGAACTGGTGATCGAACTCAAGATCAAGTAATACCACAGCCGTGGCTCTTCGGGGTCACGGCTTTCTGGGTGTAAGCAGGTCACCTCTGACCTGTCTACGTTTAACAAAAACCAATCAAATATTATGAGTAATACATACGCAATACAAGGTCCCACACTTGAATCTGTTTATCCAACCGACAGGCACTTTAAAGCCAACACTGACTCAGAAGCCATCAGTGTCCTTAATGACTACGGAAGTGAAGAAGGTCCGCATGAGTTCGACCTCTACAAGTTGGACCAAAACAGCGGATATTGGTCTTGGGTGCAAACCGCAGAGTTTAAACCCTCGTCTTGGCACTAACGCTAATCCACACAGCTCACACTCCTTTGGGGTGTGGGCTTTCTGGGTGTAAGCATTCGACTTACAATTAACAATCAACCAATCAATAACATGACAATAAAAGACGCATACATACAGCACAAAAATCAGTGCTTACTCACGGGCGAAAAGCCCATGACCGAACTTGAGTTCACTCAGTTCGCCGCCGAACTCATCAGCAACTATAACACAATGCCATTGAAGGGAGGTAAATAGTATGAAATACAAAATTACTGACGCCGCCGTCAAACGTCTATTCGACCTGTTCGGAGAGGACATTGACCGCTTCGTAGACCCACTGCCCACGATCAGACAGTGGGCGATTAACGAGAATCTTTGGGGGTGCTTTCTTTCAAACCTTCGTGATCTCATAGCCAAGATACGTGGTGATCATCCCCACCTTGTATTCCAGATTTCTTATCATCTGGCTTACGAGCTGGAGGATGCCGAAAATAAGCTCAAGGCGATCAAGCGAGGCTTTGAAGCCATCAACGAAATCGAGATGGACTAATCCACACAGCTCACACTCTTCGGGGTGTGGGCTTTTTGGGTAGACGGATGTCCCGTCAACTTAACCAATCAAATATAAAATATCATGAGTAAAACATATATATGCACAGCAACCATCCAAGTAACAGTTCAAGCGGACGATGAGTTCGATGCACCCTACGAAGCAGGGATGCACTTGGACGTTGGAGACATTGAATGGGATGTCGAGGAAGGCTCACTTAAAGAGACCGATTCGTCACAGTCCCTTACAAACGTAACTATTAAAGCGTAACAACCCATCAGCTCGTAGCTACCAAGCTACGGGCTTTTTGGGTGTAAGCATCCTGCTTACGATCAACTAACTAACCAATCACAAATATGAAAATCCTACAACAAATCTCGGAGGTTAGGATGACAGATTATAGCATCATCATTGAAGGATGGCTACCAGTAGGTAGCCTTTATCGCACTCAATGGGGCTGCTATCCTGTCGTTCAAAACTCATGGAGACACCTAGACACAGCAGAGGACACACCTCCCGATGAACACTTGGGTGGACACTAAATCAAAAAACCAAACAAGCTCACGCCCACAAGGCGTGGGCTTTTTGGGTGTAACCCACCCTACTTCGGGTTGCAATCAACTAACTAACAAATACATGCGCCATTTAATACAGGCGCGAACCAATACAAAATATGAAAATCAAAAAACCAAACAAGCTAGTCAAGACAGACAGGCAAGCTGAGAGTGCGTTAATCGTATTCTTCAGTATAATTATCGGCAGCATCCTACTAGCGGTCGCAATCATCGCTGAATACCTATGAATACAAAACCTAACCTACAAATCGGTCAGGCTTACATCGTAGACGACAAGCCTATGGTGCTGACTGAAATAAACTACCGTGGAAAAGGGGACGGTGAAGTCCCTTACTTTCGCTTTACTGACGGGCGTTACGGCTTTGGCCGCACGCTCGGTAGGCGTGCTTCGGATGCAGAGGTGCTTGACAATCTTCAGATTGCTGAAGGCGTTGACCCTCTAAGCATCCTCCTCAAACTGCAAGACAGCGTTCAATCTATGGCTGACTTCTACAGAAACAAATCCTAAAAACATGAATAAAAAAATCATACACTCACAAAAAATAAATGAATATTTCAAGATGCGTGAAAACTTATCAGCCCTAAGCGACAACGAGCGACGCTCAATCGAGAAGAAATCGGGCAAGCTGTTTTCGGAAATTGTTGAATTGGGGGCGGAGTTGTATCCTTCTCGCCAATATTCACGGATTGAACCCACTAAATAACTAATAATAAATATGAAAACTCAAATAATTAAAACACTAACAGGAATCGCCTGTTCTTCTTTTGAAGAATGGGCAGCAGACTCAGAATTATTTTGGGTCGAGCAAGGGGTCTATGGAGTGAACTCAACTTACGTGCTAGACAAAGATTCAGTAATGTCTTGCAAAGTAATTACTCCATATCTGAGAGAGCTACAACAAGCCTTTGAAGATAACCCAGAGTTCGATTCAATAACTCTAGATGTGAAATAAACCAACGGCTCGCACCTTCACCGGTGCGGGCTTTTTTGGTAGACAAGGCTACGTTTTTTCTGTAGCATTCAAACGAGACTGCCGGGCGATGCCGCCAAGCGATACCGCCAGCAGCACAACAACTAACAGGGGGTGCAATGGTCTCGATCTAGCTTCGGCTAGAGACGGAGGTTCAAATCCTCCCACCTCCACCATTTAATAAACACTAACAATAAATCAATATGTATTCCGAATCAGCACGCTCCGCACTGGCTTTCTGCCAGTCCATGACAGAAAAATATCACGAACTGCTCAAGACAGCAGACATTACCGATGCCGTAGAACGTAGGCCGAACAGGCAAAAAATCTGCGTCGATCCAGAGGCAGAGGCTAACTGGTTATCACTGATCATTATGAGAATCGAGCAGAAGAAAATGAGTTGGAGCGAAGCTGCACTAGGGACTCCGTGGCAGGGTAGGCCAGAGGCACTACGTCACTTGGCGGTCAGGCGCGGAGTTTATAGCACTAAGATGCTAAGGGCAAAGAAGGCTAAAGATACCAAGAGAATAAACGATGAAGCCAAGAGAGTAAACAAGCTAGTCCTTCGCGGTCACGGAAAATTAAAAGACCTCATAAAGGATAGCACGATAAGCATGAATCAATATTACGCTGCCAAAGGAAGATTGAATTTACCTCATACTGACAAGCGTGTAAGATAATTAAATATCTTTGAACTTGAATCACTTACCAAACTTCTACTTGACATAAAAGCTAGGGTATTCTTATATGGAATAAGATGTAAGTTATGTTAATCGTATGCTTTACCATGTTACTAGAATGATCCACCATGTTACTAGAATTTTTCTGCACAGTTTTAAGTGAAGCTGTGCCTACATAAAACCAACTAACTAAACATATGAAAATAAAAATACACACGTATCCGAATGGGCCAGCCATAGGCTTGCCACATGATGAAATCGTATCAGCCGTGGGACTCCGTGGCAGATTCTCTGATGCTCGCATCGGACAACTAGAAGCTGGGGATCAGTATATTATGCCGATCCAGACGGAGCTAGAGCCTCGCACTGACACGCAGCTACTTGCTTTGATGGGGCATAGACATTTGTTTCCGTGCTACGTGGACAACATAGTTAAATCGGGACAAAGAACTATAATAATTATGAACGGTGACGGAGCGGAAATATGCAAGCACGAGTATGATACAAACGAATGCTCTGACCTTGATGCTCTCCGCGATGGACTTAACTTCATCCTCGATCAAGAGGAAATATGAGTCACTTCTACAACTGCAAGAACCCATCGGAGCCTCAGTTTGAGGCCGAGGTGGGGACTCCTGCACAGGCTCGTAAAATTGGAGCAGATGTTTACCCGTCGGTCACGACGGTGCTAGGCATAGTCAAGGACTCCTTCCTTGATGAAGTCTACAAGCCAAAGATGATGACGGACTTAGCCAGAGAGCATCCAGACTTGCCTTGGGCTAATCTTACAGAAATGGTTTACGGGACTAGACCGCACCCTAAAGATGGAGAGTTAATTCCATCGCATGAGTTCGGCACATCAGTTCACGGAACTATCGAGCGTATGATAAACCATCACGTTCTGGGCATTGACGAACACCCTGGCAAGTCATGCTGGGACGCATGGGCTTCTCCCTTTCTGGATTGGATCAATGACAACAATGTCCAAGCCTTGGGCTGCGAGAAGGTAGTCAGTCACGGCGGCATCAAGATTGCCGGATCCGTTGACTTCGTGGGCATCAAGGACTCCAGAATCTTTCTCGCGGACTACAAGTGCCGTGTAAACACCAAGGGCAAGGCTAAACGATACCAGAAGGACTGCTGTCAACTAGCCATTGAAGCATACATGCTGATGCACCTACAAAGATTACCTTACCTTCCTAAGATTAGATCCGTTATCATTGACTGCGATACCGCAAAGCATATTCACTACGAGTGGACGGACGAGGAGAGCCATTGGGGTATCCGCGTAGCCAAAGCTGCGGCTAACCTTTACTGGATGCTACGAATGCAACCCGCTGTAAAACAATAATTATGAGCAAAGAAACGAATCCAAAGGATGCCTGTGGAATCAAGAAGGTTCCAATCTCAGGTATGCCAGTCAACGTGCTACTTGAGGCTGGCCTAGTTAAACTTCACGGTGACCTAAAGTATGGCAGATTTAACTGGAGGGATGCAGGGGTTCGCGGCTCCGTGTATTACGATGCCGCGTTCCGACATCTAGCCGCATGGTATGAGGGAGAGGACAACGATCCAGACTCAGGGTTGCATCACATATCTCACGCAATTACTGGACTCATAGTTCTTAGGGATTCAATCATGAGGGGCAACTGGACGGACGACAGACCACCGCCAACCCCAAACATCATCAAAGAATATAATGAAAAGGCATTAAAAATAAGAGATGTTTATACAAAAATGGGATCACGAAATGATTGAGATTAATTTAACCGACGACGAAGTCATGATGTGCCAACACGTAGGACATTTACGATCCGTCTTGTCCAGGGGCAACAAGGTCAAGGACATGAAGCGAACCGACATGGCCGGCCTAGATATAGATGCCCAAGGTGTCACCGCTGAGTACGCGGTAGCCAAACATTTCAATGTATTTTTTGACCTAGGTCTTAGCCCTCGTACTGGGTCAGCCGATGGAGTGATGAACGGTTACTCCTACGATGTCAAAAGCACTCACCACGCCCTCGGAAAGTTACTAGCAACCCTCAAGGACAACCCCGATGTAGATATGTATATCATGTGCATCACACCGGATCGTTGGACAGTAAAGATGGTTGGATGGTGCTGGAAGAAGGAACTTATAAACAAAAATAACATAAAGGATCTGGGTTACGGAAAGGGTTACGCACTTGAGCAGAGCCAACTCCGTCCCTTCAAAAAATAATATGAGTATGTCACAAGTAGAAAGTAACGTCGAAAGAATACAGACTAGGATCGA